GTGTTTAACTTGTTGAGATACATTCTTAAATCATACGCCGTCATCTCATCATCAATTACTTCGCTTTTAACAATGTTTATGTCGTTGTCTATCGTAACAACTTTATATGAAGACTGTATGTCGTTGAGTCTATCACACACAACACCGTTTGACACAAGACCTGTCTTTAGAACAAAGTTTAAATAGTCTCTTATTGCAACAAGAGTGTTGAATGTACCAACAGTTCTCTTGTATCCAATATACATCTCATCTATGTTCTCAGAATCTCTTCCGTTTGTTGAAGAAGCATCGTTTCTTATGATTAGATTCTCTTCACTTAGATTTACTGTATTTGCATCATCACCACTCTCAGAACTTCCAACAGCATGTATAGTAAGAGTTAGATTATCAAATAGTCTACTTATTGCTCTTGCAGGAGCGTTTCCATCAAAGCCGTCTGATGTTAGATACTTTATATGTATTCCACCACCAATGCACTCCTCTATGTCTTCTGCAAACTCTACATAACATCTACCTAAATCTCTTGATAGACCAAAAGAGAAGAAGTTTGTGCTACTTCCTCCAGGGATTGAGTTTAACTCTTCCGCATATATATTATCAGTTATCTGCCAAAAATTCTCTGGCTTTGGGCTGCTTCCATCATTATAAATGAATATTCCATTCTGTGCAACATTCAACTCATCAAAGTATAGTCTTCTTTTACTATCTAAGTCACTAAATCTTATTAGACTATCTCCATTAACAGTATAGTCATGAATAGATCCCTGTATAGCCTCAACAGAATTTGAGAAACCTTCAGATGTTAGATTTAACTCTACATCTCCACCAGTTATAGTGTACACAAGACTTCTGCTCTCATCGCAGAGTTGAGTGAATATAGGTATAGTTATAGCACCTGTCTTTGGATCATCCTCAGATTGCTTAAACTTAAATATAACATCTGTCTTTGCGGATATAAACCACTTTGGATAGTACCCAAGTTGTCTAAACATAGAGTACGCATCTTGCTCTTGAGATACGGTTTCAGGGAAGAACTCTAGTATTCCTTTATCTATATTATAGCTACTCTTGTCGTTTATAATAGCATTTAGTTTAAGAAGTATAACACCTGGGTCGGATTCATTGCTTATGCTTGGATCCCACTTGTATGTTAATTTTTTTACCAAATCTAGCATTTCAGGAAATATTCTCTGAAAATCCTTATTTACATAGCTACTATTTGGTGCTGGATTCTTGTAGTCCATTACTCTTCTCCTTGTGTAATCAAATCAATGTTGTAGTTATTCACTGTTGCATCTATATTATTTATACAACTAATATTGGCAGAAACTCTATATCCGTCAGATGTGACCGTTATGTTTGATCTCGTTAGAGACAACTGAGGCATATATCTTCTTATCGTTGTGTATATTCCATCAACTATAATCTCTCTAAGCATGGCGTCGTTTTGCTCAAATAGATACTCTCTAGCGTATGATCCAAATGCTGGATCTCCAAGCATCATTCTTCTGTCACAATGAAGAAGAACCCTTAGATTGTTAAGTGTTGACTCTGAGTTGTCATATATTAAGTTTGTCTTATTTATTGATAGCATATCTGGAAACTTTATGGATATCATATTTCTCTCTCCAACTCCTCAACTCTTGCTTGAAGATCATCTAGTTGTGATTGTATATTAACTCTAGTTCCTTTAAGACAAGAGATGTCGTGAGAATTTACACTTCCTATGTTCGTATTCTCTGTTAAATTGCAGTTTGTAGTTACTTTCAAGCTTCCTATCTTCGCGCCTGTTTCAATCTCGCTCTCTTTATCCGTAAGAAGTTCTCCAAGAACTATAGGATCGCTTAGATCGTTTCTGTTGAATCCAACCACCACAACACTACCAACTAAATAATTAGGATATGTCTTAGATAGTGTACATATTGAAGCATCTGGAAGTGAGTCTGTAGGTATTGCATTTACATCTGTAGATGCCTTATGTAAAATCGGTATTCTCACCTTTACTGAGTACGCTGAATTTACTCTTTCAACTATACCTAATGCTAACATTATACCACCTCATCACTCACATATTTAACAACATCTTCACCTGCTCTTAGTAATGTTAGTGTTGTTCTATATCCTCTTGAGTCTATAACATCTTCCTGTTTAGTTATGTGATATAGTCCACTAGAAAGATGTCTGTGTCCGTAGAAGTAGCAATTTATATACACCTTGCTCATTAGTATTGCAGGTCTTATTAGACCCTTTATTGTTAAAGTAGCCGTTATAGGAAACGCAGTTACTTTTGACCACCAGTTTCTATTAGACTGAGTTGATTCTTGAAGATTAGACGATATGGTTAAAGGTGAAAGAGCATTCTCACTAACTACATTACCGTTTTTATCTATTTCGTAAGTGTTATCTGACTGATTTACTTCTTTTGAGTAATCGTATAGAATTGCCCAAGAGTCGTTATTTACTATATTGAATGCCGTTACAAAGTTGTTTGTTGGATAGCCTACATCTACGGAGAAAACATCAGATTCTTCATCAATTGACATTCTTGACTTTATCTCTGAGACCTTGAAGTATGTCCCCCCAAGTTCGTTGTTGACATCATCGTATATTCTCATTATGAATGTAGATGTTGAGTCAGTCTTTTTACCGTCCTTGTTATGATTCGTATCTGGAGTCATACACGATACGAGATAGTTTATATAATCTATTGTAGATATATTCTTTTTTGCTTCTATTCTTACGGACTTATCATTTGAATATATTAGATTGAAATTCGCTATATTCTTCTCAGTCATTCCGTGAAATATATTTGTTCTTATTTTGCTAAGATCTGATTTCAGTATTCTCTTTATCTCATCACTTGGTTTTTTAGTTATAGCTGGAAATGAATTGTTTGAAGCCGATAGATACAACGCATCGCTTGTACAAGTGATTGTGTATGTCAACTTGGATGCGTTCATATCAACCGATGTATTCAAGCCTGTAACTATAGCCTTTTCTTCTTTGTATATAAATGAAGGGGAGTTCCAATCACCGTACTTCAGTATAACAGTTCTATCATTCGATATTCTACTGAATATCTTATCGAGTCTGTTAGGATCATCCTTCTGTGTAACAGCATACTCCATTACAATCGTGTATGTGTTTACACTTCCATTTACCTTGTTTATCTTTATAGACTTCATGTAGTTTGGATAGGTTACATTTAGATTTCCGTTAGACATCGCCTTCTTATTGTAACTTCCAAATGTAACTCCACCTATATCAATAACTATAAATGGACTTTCTACTAAATTTTGAGTGCTTAATAAATTATTCATTGCTTATATCTCAACTGAGAGAATGTGGGTATCTTTAACAATGTTCCAGCCTTTGGTCTATCAAAGCAATCCATTATTCTATTGAAGTCACATATAACCCAATAGTATGTAGGATTGTCATAATATGTCAGCGCAATAGAATCGTAGGAGTCTCCACTCTGAACCTCATAGTAAACAAAGTCTACAGAATCATCTAACTGATTTGTTGTTCCACAACTATACTTATCGTCTGTCTCATTATAATAGTATGGAAAAGAAGAGTACCTAGATATTCTAGGATATTGAAGATATGATTTATTCTTTAGAATGTCTCTCATATTACAAACTCCTCATTCCAACAAATCTAGTATCAAGTGAAGAAGAATCTCCCCTGTAACTTCCCATCATAGAAACTGTTTCTGCGCTCTGAGGATCTATTTCTGTAACATTGAACGACAGCTGAACCTCAGCATACTTATTGTTTTTAAGTATTGGACCTGAATATGTAATGCTTATACTTCCGCTTACAATTCCTTTTACAAATGTGTTGTTACCAAACTTTACAGCCACTTGAGGTGGATCAACTTGTCTAGCAGCATCGTTATAACTTGGATAAACTATTGCTTGTATCTCTCTTATGAGCACATCAACATAATCATCCGCATAATCCTCTTTCACATTTTCTATGTCAGTAATGCCATACAGATTAAGCATGGCGTTACTAGCGCCTGTATTTATCTGAGTCATCAAATCTCGATGTAACTTCAAACTAACTTGAACTGTTCTTGGACCTGAACCAGTATATGACTGAATAGGTGCTGTTCTCGCTAAAGGGGTTGTTGGTGAGAAGTTAGCACTCATAGAATCTGTTATTGATTCTGGATATGTTGGAAGAAGTATAAACTTCTTCGTGTGATATAAATATATGTAGTTTTCTATAAGTCTAAAGTGTCTACTCATATATACATCACCTCTTCTTTTTCTTTTCCTTTACAAGATTTAGATAATATTCTGAGTCTTTATCAATATATCCGTTTATATCAATGCAGTCTGTCTTTCTAACGCCTTCTTTGTTAGTTATGTAGTCTGTGAACATCTCTTTTCTCATTCCATCAGTCCACACACCATCCTCGCTGAACATCTCTTTTATTCTATTGAGATCTATCTGAACTCTCTTTATGTCTCCCCCAAACCAGTCATCTTTCGTTATTACATTGTCTAGTAAATACTCAATCAATCTATCTGAGAATGGATAAGACTCTTGTGTGTTTAGTCTCTGTAGCTGAAGATTGCTTAAATATAACTTATTCTGCCACCAAGGTAGATTTGATATATTCTTATCACTATCATCTACTTCATTGAATACTTTATTAAGAGTACCTGTTTTTGTGTAATTGACTACTTCTTTGCCGTCCACTGTCTCGATCTCTTTCTCTAAATATTCCTTAGTTGAAAGAGTATAGTCTCCCTCTTGAACAAGTATAGATGATTTATTATTTATTGGTATTTGTATTAAAAGATATAGATATCTCTCTATGGACTTTAATCTTCTTCTATCCTCATCAGATAAATCACACAGTATGGTTTGATTGTTACCGCCTTCATCTACATACTCACCAACATACTGACTACTGAGCATATCGCAGTTATACACAACTGGTGATTTGAAACTTGATGTCGTAACATCCATCTCATTGTTGAATCTTAAAAATCCAGCGTAGGTGTCGTTTCCTTCACCGTCTACCTTCTTCTTAGATATTCCAATGTCCATTATTCTTCCGAATCTACCGTAGAATACAGGCTTTGCTCTGAATCCGCAATAAGAGTCTAAACATATTGTATACTTTCTTCCGAAGTTTATTGGAACGAGTATTATCTTATATTCGTTCGTTCTCTCTGTTAGAAGATTATCGCCTACAAACAATATGGTATCTTTATTCTTACCTAAGTAGATGTCATTCACAATCTTGTAATTGAAGCAGTTGTAGAACGGCATCAGATCTATTCCCTTACAGTCTCTAAGAAGTCTAAGATATCTTCCTAAATGGTAATGAGTCTCTGAATCGTAATAGTTATATCTAGATGCAAAGTTCTCTGTTACCTTGAATAACTTCTCTCCGAACTTATACCTGCATATTACTTTATACTCTGCTCCGCTTACTCCACTTCCACCTAGTATACCGCTCTTAGTTATCTTTATTATCTTATCTATATATATGTAGATAACACCAGAAACAACAAAATCACCATCTACAGCAGATGTGTATTTTGGTATATTTCTAGAGTACACAAACTCTTTAATAAATGAACTTACTATTGTGTCTTCAAAGAATTTTTGCATATTTCTTAATCACTCATACCGAAGTGAGAAGCAAACGACATATCCTCAAAATTACTAACACTTACTGGTAAATTGTCGTTTACAACTGTGACTCTTACTGATTTATCACTATCAGAGTCTATCACACTCATTAGTGCTTCCCAAATATCTTTAACGCTTCCTTTTTCCTCTTCATCTGACTTTACAGACTCCTTAGCCTTTTCTGTACTTGCTTTCGTGAGAGACTCAACATCACTCTCTTCCATACCAGAACCAGTATAAGAAAGAGAATCTGTTCTCGCCGCTCCCTTAGCAACTCCTACGAAACCTTGACCTCTACTTCTTAAAGTAGTCTGCTCAAATCCAAAGTTGTTCAATGCGAAAGATGGTCCAGATGTCGCCGACGATATAAGAGAACCAAGTTGACTTATAGTGCTGTATCCTACCAATCCGAGTTTCATCAACTGAGCAACGGACGACTTCAGGTCAACTGAACTTCCAAGCACAGATACTACAGGAAGAGGTATTCCACCTACAGTGCTTTCAAGCAAGTCTGCAATCATCCATGTCAAATACTTACCTGGACTTGAGCCTATATCTGAAGCAACGGAACCAATATAGTTATCATATATTGTTTGAAGAACTGTGCTCATGTGAACTCTATTGGATATCTGCCCCATCTGATAATTCAACTCGCTTACCGCGCCAGTATATGACATATTTGATCCATATATTGCACTTATCTCAGAGCCAGTTAAACTTGATATTGCTCTCAAATCAGCTAAACTCAATCCATACATTCCTGCATACGCAGACTTAACTACCTTGTTTTGATTACCTGCTATCTCTTGCAGATACTCAACCATTGATCTTAACAAATCGTTTGTGTCTTGAGCAGTTAATCCACCTGTCAGCATAGATGCGTAAGATATACCTGCTCTACTAGCACTCATTGCAAGTAGCGTGTTGAGACCTTGATTTGATGAAAGAGCACTTGTATTTCCTGTTGCTAAGTAGTTAATTCCAGTAGCTATATTTGTAATGGCTTCTCCCGACATACCAAGAGATGACAGTGATCCTAACCACTTCTGTATAGCGTACTCGAACGCAACAGATTGAGTATATGTTAATTGAGAGTTAGCGTCTATTATAGCCGCAGATACATTATCGTACAAGTCGTTTAGATAACTTGTATCTGTGTACATTCTATTTAGAAAGTTTGTTAAAGAAGCCTCCATTCCAAGTCTTGCTTGTGTAGAGTCTGCTTGTTGTAATCTTATCAATCTCAGGAGAGTTCCATTAGCTGCCTCAAATGTACTTGCAATGTTCTCGGATATTGTTGCTAAAAACGCTCTCTGCTCTACATTGTAAGATATACCTTCTTCTACAAGAGTCTTTATATTCTCAAGAACCTTCTTTTGGGATATGTATCCACTAAGACCTATAGATTGACTTACAAGTTTTGTCATCTGCTTGTAACTCTCTCCAGATCCTTGAAGTCTTGCTTCTATACTACCTTGTGCTGCATAGAATGAGTCTATTGAAGCATCTATATCGCTTAGACCCTTAGTTAGGTTCTCGCCTATCTTGTTAAGAGCATCACCTAAAGCACCTTGAACATAGTCAATAGCACCTGACTTTCTCATCGCACCCTTAGCAGCCTTATTTGCAGCCTCTAATTGTGCTATCTCATCATCAAGTTCTGCGCTCTCCTCAGGAGTTAAACCACCCTCAGCCTTTTTCTTCTTTATCTCCTCAAGTCTCTTTATGTTCTCGTCATATTGTTGTTTTATTGCAGCTTTAGCTTGTTGTCTTTCATCTTTATTCCAAGCCTTTGCTTTCTTTATTAGATCACTTTGAAGTTTATTCTCTATGTCGTAACTTTGTTTTTTTGCAGCAGTTAGTTCCGCTTGAGCTTTAAGTCTTATCTCACTTTCTTCAGAAATAGCGGCTTTTATCTCATCGTCTGATCTACCCTCTGCCCTCATCAGTTTCTCTATTGCTTCAATTCTGATGTCCGCTTCGTCTCTGACTGCTTGAAGTCTTGCTATCTTATCATCATTCAGTCTCTTCTTGTCTAAGTCAGATGCTCTCTGATATCTAATCTCCTCAAACTTTAAAACCGCAGCTTGCGCTCTTTTGTTGTTCTCCTCAACGAGTGCCTTGTACTTCTCCTCAAGTTGCATCCTCTCCGCACTTCCTTGAGCGTACATCTCCATCTGCTTCTTGAGTTCTAACTCCATAGTCTCAGCAGAATACTTTCTTCTGAAGTCTTCGTATTGCTTGAAACTTCTAAGTCTTCTTTCTTCTGCTTGTGCAAAGTAGTCGTAATGTTGTTCTTCACTACGACTACTAATGAATTCAGATATTTGATTGTTGAGTCTACTTCTACCTGCCATGTATTATCCTACTTGCGTTTCTTTTTTCTCTTCTCTGCAGCTTCTTTTGTTCTGTCTATCTCTTCTTTTATAAAGCCTAGAATGTATTTCTTTTCAAGTGGTGTTATTTTTCCTGTATCAAGATAAGATGTGTTTATGGATTTTGCTATTAGATATCTCTCTTGTACTATATCTTTATATCTAGACGGTCCGTATGGCTTACCATCAGATGTCAATGGAGGGTCCAAAAAATTCTGCTGTGATGCGAAAGGAGGACTTGTAGTCCGCACCGCATACGCCGCAAGTATCTTCGATACCTGTATCTAAGCCTACCTTATCATTTATTTTTTCTGCAACTTTTAGAATGTAGTTTGCATCCATAGCGTGCAGTTTTCTAACATACTTTTCTTTTTCGTATGAGCCTAATCTCTCACCATTTACTTCAGCGATGAGAAATTGAATAGTCAACAAAAAAACAGACTCCCCTGAACCTGGTGATTTCTTCTTGTCCTTCGACCTTACTGCAATCTCATCCAGAATCCTTGGTGTCTGCATTCTAAGTTTAATATGATCTTTTGATTTTGGTAAATCAAACTCTAAGTATTTACTTAGATCATCTGAATATTGGTTTACTTCAAGGTCTTCTAGATTGACTTTTCTTTCATTTGAACATCCACAATAAGGACACATTAGTATGGTTTCATACTCTCCACCATAGGTAACTATTCTTAATTTGTGAAGTAAAAATTGATAATCTCCCAGACACATATCATAAGTTGATATACCTGGTTTCTCTACTAAACAGTCATCTATAATCTCACATAAGTTTTTATAAGGTCTTTCGGAAGGACTTAATCTCTTCATCTCTTCCTCTACTGTCATAGACCTTAACTTTATGTTGGGATTAACCTCTTTGTCATACACCTTTCCTAAGGAAGGCAATGTGAAATTTTCACCAATAGTGTAGTTTTCCATGCAATTCTCCTAAATTTATTCTCAATATTCTATACAATATTTAATTCGGAGAAAAATCATCTAAAGTATAGAATACTTTGTTATCTTCTTGGCGACTCTGGCGAGGATCGAACTCGCGCTCTCATGAGTGACAGTCATGTGTTTTAGCCAACTAAACTACGGAGCCACTTCAACGAGGAAGATTTTACTCCTCCTCGTCTGTTATATCTTCAATGCTAATCTGTTGATCTTTCGATGCAAACCTTACACCTTGTTTATTTCCTTGTTGGAATCTACTTCTATCAACAGCTTGCTTGTTGGATACATCTATCGTTTCCTTATCTGTTTCAAGTTCATCTTTATCAAATACGGATGTCTGAACAGGTTCTTCGTACTTCTTTCTGTATATTGCTGGATAAATTACAGTAGCGTAAGCATTCTTGTAACTTCTTTCCATATACTTTACATAGTTGTTGAGAACTGATGCAATCTTCACCAACCAACTTGTATTCGACAACACCAACAATATGTGCTTACAAGATGCACCTAAACTGTTATTTGGATTTGTTATCGGTGATGGTATATTCTGTGGTGTTCCAGTTATTATATCCTTAACTGTGTCCCAATATCCGAATCTGTAGTAGAAATCTGGACAACTACACCTTATATAAACATTATCTGAATTAAATGCCTTTACAAGTGCAACTGTTATACTTCTTAGATCTAATACATCTCCATTTCTTGATACTTCTTGATTTAAGAAATCTAAGAAGCCACCAAACTTGATTGTTACTGTATAGTCATCAGTTTCGCCGTGTACTTTTATTCCTACAGTCAATATGTTGTCTTTGAACAATT